AGAATGTAAGTAAAAAAGAAATAGAAAATAGATTTATTGTAAACAAAAAAGAATGGGATACTGTAGCCAGTACTCCAAAACCCTACAACAAATTTAATATAAACAGTTATGAAGATTATTTGCAGGCGTTTGAACAAAGCGAAACCGAAATGTTTTGGCTTATAAATCCAGATATTAAAATTAGAAATGATTTTAATTGGAATTTTTATATCAGCCATCATAATCGATACGAAAGACAAACCAATCATGTTTGGCTTAATGGAAAATACTATGATGGAATTTTTTTAACCACTAAACAAACAGAACTATCCAAAAGAGAAATTGATTTTAGATTTTTAGCAAACAAAAAAGAACACACTACTGTAGCTAGCGATCCTTTGCCCTATGACGTTGTGTTTATAAGTTATGCAGAACCAAATGCAGATAAAAATTATGAATTGTTAAAACAAAGATATCCTTATGCTAAACGTGTACACGGCGTCAAAGGAATTCATCAAGCACATATAGAAGCAGCAAAATTAGCAAATACAGATATGTTTTGGGTAGTCGACGGCGACGCAGAAATTTTAGACAGTTTTAATTTTGATTATCAGATAGCATATTACGACATTGACGGCAAAGACACTGTGCATGTTTGGAGAAGTTTTAATCCAGTAAACAATTTGGTTTATGGATATGGTGGTGTAAAACTTTTACCAACAGAGTTGACGTTAAATATGAATACACAAACATCTGATATGACAACCAGTATCAGCGACAAGTTCAAAGCAGTTCCAGAAATGAGCAATAGTACAGTGTTTAATACAGATGCATTTAGTTCATGGAAAAGTGGTTTTAGAGAATGTTGCAAATTAGCCAGTAGGTCGATTTCTAGACAAATTGATAACGAAACTGAATTTAGATTAAATGCATGGTGCACCAGAGGAGCCGATAAAGATTACGGACGTGAAGCCATACTTGGTGCTAGACAAGGCAGAGAATACGGTGAGCTAAATAAAAATAATCCAGAGGCATTAAATTTAATAAATGACTTTGAATGGCTGTATAATCTTTTTAAAGAATCATGTCAATTAAACGTATAACAGTTTCCAATTTGGTCATGTTTGCTTTGTTGCGCAATGTATTATTCAATCCATAATGCAATGGTTTAGGCCATTTATGTAAACTGGCCCATGCATAACCATTGTGTTCGTGGTTTAATTCTGGTAAAAATTCATGTTCGACTACACAAAGATATGTGTGAAAATTAAAGGATCTGTCATCTGATATAAAAGTTTCTAAAGGAACTGCTTTTTTTATGTTAGGCAATGATCCTATTTCTTCCTTGATTTCTCGTTGTAATCCTTCCCATGGAGTTTCTTGATCTTCAGTGGTTCCGCCTACTAAACCCCATAGATTTTTTTGTTTACCTTGAGTTCTGTGTAAAAACAAAAATCTCTTGGTATCAAGTGCATAAAAAAGTGCGCCGCTACAAATAATTTTGTTCATACAAATATATATACTATAAAATAATATCCCATGTTCCTCTTGGGTACCAACCGTCTACAGTAAGTTGCCAATATGATCCAGTCCACCAATATTGTTGGTTTTTAGCTAGGTTGGTTATTATTACTTCGTCGGTATCTTGGTATTCACTAGAATCAAACACAATGTGCCACTTAGACCCGTCCCATTCTACTATATCGTAAATATCAGCTACAAAATCAGTACCGTCTGTGTTTTTCCATGCATCCGGCCCATCTTCGTTTAAACTAAGAACATATCTAATTTTGTCTCCGGGTTGATACTCGTTATCTAAAAATATAGTGTAAATACCATTGATATTTTGTGCTGAACTAGAAACCAATTGATCATTTACATAAACTTCGTGATATGTAACTTTTTCGATCATATTCCAATTATTTGAATACTGATATACCCTGTTGTCAGTAGTTAGTAAAAATAAATCACCATTTTGAGGATTGTTTGGAAATTCACTTCCTGAATTAATTCCGCTAGACGAAATTATTTGATTTTCAAAGTAATCAATTTCTGTATCAATTCTTGCACTGGATTGATCTGCTACAAACTTGTTTTCTGATTTAAATCCTAAAGGTCCGACTAACAGTAATCTAAGTCCTGTAGATTTTTTTTGTTCAGGATTAAAACCTCTAGGGTTTATTATATAATCCACAGTACCATCATTTCTAGAAATACCGTTGATGTCAGTATCTGCAGGCAATGTGTCTTCGTCCCAGTTTATTAAGATTTCGGTTTCATTGTCAGGATTAAGTTCAAACGTTCCAAGAATAGGAGTAACTAAATCTCTAGATCCGGAACGCTTTAATCTTATTTGACTTATACCCGGTTGCAATACTGCCGAACCTTCAGCATTTAATACTCCTTTCCAATTTATTGTACCTACAGTCGACGACAAGCTATCTGCAAGGAATGCACTTTCGTTTTCCACATACAATGCATAATTTCTGTAACTGATAGCAAGAGGATTCTCGAGATTAATTTGATTGTTTTGATTTACTTTTACTATTTTGTTAATATAGATGCTGCGATTGTCTACAGTTGTGCCATCTTCTAAAATAACAGTTCCATCAGGCTTTTCGATAGCACCATCAGGATATTGTATACTCCCGTCTGGTAATGTAACTGCTCCTGGCAATGGTCCGTTGTTGTCTATGTTTATATCGTCATTTCCTGTAAAATCGTCGGGTAATGTAGTTTCGTTTGGATCAACAGCAACATCATCAGCTGTATCAGGATTAAAGCCTTCCAGTGCAATAGTTCCGGTATCGAGATCAAATACACTGGTTATAATATCTGTTATAACTCCTAACTTTTTAACTTTAGCAGGAGGGCTTATATAAATTGGTGCAGTAAAACCTAAAGTACTAACATCAATATCGCTTTCAGTCCCCATAGGAATACTTCTACTGGTCCATGTAATATTATCTAATTGTAGAACACTTAAACTGGTCCAGTCAATATAGTTGTCAGTGGTTTGAAATTCCAAGTCTGGATTAAAAATCATTAATATTTGTTCTAATATTTGTAATTTTTGTTCAGTATTTGTGCTCCAAATATCAATATTGATACCGAGTGTGTACGGTGTAGGGTGTAATCTTTCTACAGTGTAACTATTCCCTTGTGTATTTTCATATTCATTTGTATTATCGTTATATTGGCGTTCTCTTACATTAATTTTGCTTACAAAACTGCTATCGCTGAGTCTATTTCTATCCATTTCTAGATTGGTAATGTAAACTCCTATTCTAGGTGCACTGGGAATTTTGTTCTCTGAGTTTTCATTTATAATATTTGCAACTTGTCTAGTAATATCACCATACATAACAGGCACAGTTCTTAGCTGATTATCACCGTCTTTGTATTCAAAATTACTAAAAGCTCTCACAATTTGTGTAAGATATCTTCTTATTTGTCCATCGTAAAAAAATTTCATGAATTATCTGCCTTTGCACGCAATGCTTTACTGATAGGCTGTCTTTCTTCAACTTGTTCGCCACCGATGTTATTAACATTATCATTATTAATAAACGAACCTTTTTGTGTATTTTTAGTATCAGTATGTGTCATATTAGTTCTAACTGCATCTTCAACTTTTTTCCATACTTCGCCGTCATACCTGAACAATCGATTAGGAATAAAATCAGTTCTTAAAAAATAATCACCAGGTGCATTTTCAGCAGGAAACCCAGTTCCTGATCCAAAAGGAGATCCATTTGGCGGAAATCCGTCACCTACAAGATAGCCTGGATATCCACTGCGCAATGGAGTCTGAAATACAGCATCACTAGTAATCACACCATCGGCTGTTAATTGATCAGTGTCAGCACTTACCAAAGCAATTTCATTGTTTTCATCTAAAACAATAGTATAAAAATGACTGGTATCATAACCGCTTAATGGTGCATCGTTTTCTGCTTGATTAATTACAGCAGAATTAATCTGTAATTCTGTTTCGTAAGTGGATAGTACATCTCTAAGAGTTTGATCGCTTCCTTCCTCGACAGGTAAGTCAAGAATATCTTTGTATTCCTGACTGTCATAAATTTGTTTTAATTTCAGTCGGTATAAATGAGGATACCAAGTTTGACTGTATCCGTCGGCTGCACGATTTACATCTTCAACTACATAAAATCTTTTCAATGCTACACTGAGATCATTTAAAGCATATTCGTCTTTTAAATGCGGTAATTCTACAACATCTCCGCTGAGTATTTTTCTACCTATGGTTTTTACACTGCTGTTAATGTGTACAGTAAGAAACAATGTATCATTGCTTAAAAATAAACCAAATTGACTGAGGTCAAAATCTGCATCTTGAACATTATAATGACCTCTAATGGTATAAACATCTTCGTCATACTTTCTATCTCTATTTTCTAAAAATAGCAAATCCTGTATATTAGTTTCATTTACTGCATCATAAACTGGTTGATCAGCTGACGAGTTTTCTTCAGAAGTAGTTTTAGGGCCAAGATATTTGTGAAGGACAACATCTGTACCTCCAACGGTAAATTGTTCAAATATAACTTTATCCATAAAGTCGTAATCTTTGCTTTTTTCTGACCTATATAAACTGAGACGTGGCATAGTTATATTTATGCTACAATTAATTTACTGTATTTTATGATTTATACTATCTAATCTTGATACTTTTACGATAAATACTGCACGGAGTATATTATGGCAGATACCAACACTGAAAAAAAAGAAATTTTTGATTACGTTAATGCATTCTTAGGTGGAGGAATGATTGATGTTGAATTGGATCCTATTCATTATGAAACTGCTTTAGACAAAGCATTAAGCAAGTACAGACAACGCAGTGAAAACAGTGTTGAAGAAAGTTATTTAACATTGCCTATTGAACAGGATAAAAATGAATATATATTGCCACAGGAAATAATCGAAGTTCGTAAAATTTACAGACGCAGCGTCGGTAGTCGATTGGGTGCTAGTGCTGATGGCGGCAGCTTATTTGAGCCGTTTAATTTAGCATATACTAATACTTATCTTTTAGCAGGTAGTGGCATTGGCGGACTTGCTACTTATGATATGTTTGCACAACAGCAAGAACTGGTTGGAAGAATGTTCGGTAGTTTTATGGAATTTACATGGAATACCAGTAATAAAAAATTAACTCTGTTGCAGCGACCAAGAGCAGAAGAAGAAATATTGTTAGAGTCATATAATTATAGACCAGACTTTGAACTTTATAGAGATTACAAAGTTTATCAATGGATAAAAGATTATACATTGGCAAATTGCAAATATATGCTAGGCGAAGCAAGAAGCAAATTCAGTACCATTGCAGGTCCTGGCGGCGGCACCACTTTGAATGGCGATACATTAAAGTCTGAAGCACAACAGGAAATGGAAAAATTAGAAGACGAACTTGCAACAGCTCTTGCTGGCGGTGTGGGTTATAGTTTTCTTATAGGATAAAATTATATTATATAATAAAAATATTGACAAATGATCGATCTTATAATAATATAAATTATGAAATTAAAGTTATTGATAATCGGCCATGGAAGACATGGTAAAGACACTGTATGTGAAATTTTAAGAGACAAATACAATTATAGCTTTGAGTCAAGCAGTCGTTTTTGTTCTCGGAAATTTATTTTCAATGATCTAAAGGACAAATATGAATATGATAACGAAGAACAGTGTTATGCTGACAGGCATAATCACAGAGCAGAATGGTATGATGCTATCTGCAATTATAATGTTCCTGATGCAAGCCGTTTAGGTAGAGAAATATTTCAAGAACATGATATCTATTGCGGACTGCGCAACAAAAAAGAATTTCATGCAATGCGTAATACAGGCGTTTTTGATTATGCCATTTGGGTTGATAGGTCAGACCATTTACCCAAAGAAGCAAAGACAAGTATGAGTCTTGAGCAATGGATGGCTGATTTTACCATTGATAATAATGGAACATTGCAAGAACTCGAATTTAATGTTTCTCAACTGCTTAAAAATATTGACTCATATTCAGTAAATTAAAGTTAATACACGCATTTTTAACGGTCAAACCCCTATTTTCTCTAAATCTCTGCTAAATAACAATAACAGAGATGACTCATAGGAGAAAATAACAATGGCATTAGTATCACCAGGTGTTCAGGTAAATGTAATAGACGAAAGTTTTTACACGCCAGCTGAACCAGGAACAACACCAATAATTTTTGTTGCGACAGCAGAAAACAAACTCAACGGAGCCGGCGACGGTATTGCGCCAGGCACACTCAAAGAAAACGCTGAACGAGTATTTTTATTGAGTTCTCAAAGAGATTTAGTCGAAACTTTTGGTGATCCAGTATTCAAAACAGATGCTAACAATAATCCAATTCACGGCGGCGAGCAAAATGAATATGGTCTACAAGCTGCGTACAGTTTTCTCGGCGTAAGTAATCGTGCATATGTTGTGCGTGCAGATACAGATCTTAATGCACTGACTGCTAGTGCAACTGAACCAGTCGGCGATCCTGCAGATGGTACTTGGTGGTTAGACACACAGAATACTCAGTGGGGCATATTCCAATGGGACGGTGCTAGCATTGTCACTGAAACTGGCCAAACATTTCAAAATCAAGATACTATAGTTATAACTGACCAGAGTCAAACTACAGGAAGTTCTCCATTTGCTCCAAAAGCTTCAGTAGGAGCAATCGGCGAGTATGCTGTAGTAGCTGTTACTAATACTATTAGAATTTGGTACAAAAATGCAGAAGGCAACTGGGTAGAAGTAGGTTCACCTGAATGGAAAAGCAGTTGGCCAAGTGTAGTAGGGTCAACTAATCCTAATGACAGTACAAGTATTACAGATGTTAATGACACATTTACACTTAACGGTAATACTATTACCACTACCGGTACAACATTACAGGACTTGGTTGACGATATAAACGGTGAAGGAATTCAAGGCATCAGTGCTGCAATAGTTGATGCTGCATTGGTTATTTATAACGATGGTTCAGGACAAGATACAATTGTATTATCAGATGGAACAGGAACTCCGTTAGAAGCAGCTGGTGTTGAACCAGGTACATATTATGCTCCAAAACTTCAAATTAGCGAACACACCGATGTTCCAGAATACAAAACCAACGACGTTAATCCTAGACCAACCGGCAGCCTATGGATAAAAACCACTGAACCGAATCTTGGTGCTAAATGGTCAGTCAAAATTTTCAATGGAGATACTGGTTTATTTGAATCTCGCACTACTCCTTTGTATGAAACAAATCATCAAGCCTTGTTTGCATTGGATCGTAGCGGCGGCGGCACCAATATTTTACCGGGCAATGTTTATGCAAGTTATAATGTTGCAGAGGATACTCTTGAACTAGCAACATTTAAAATTTTTGTTAGAAGCTCATCAGGTCCTACTACAATAACATCTTCAAAAATAGAAGGTATCACAGCAGGTACACGTAGTTTTAGCATAAGAGAAAGTTTAGTTGGGTCAAGAGATCTAACACAAGGTAAATCAATTGAAGTTGAAACGAATAACGATGCAACAGATGCAGAAGCTATTGCAGCAGCTATAAACAGTGCTAATCTTGTTAATGTTTCTGCAAGTGTTGATAGCCAGAACAGAGTTGTTATATCTCACAAAACCGGAGGCGAAATACGTCTAGTTGATACCAATGGATTGCTTGCTTTAGCAGGGTTTGATCCTGCTACAACTGTGAATCTTTATTATACACCGGGTACAGACAATACTACTGATCCTGCAGAATTTACAGGTAGCCTGTGGCAGCCTTTAGAATATGTGGCCAGTGATGATACTCCATCAAGTATCCCTGAAACTGGTACGCTTTGGTATAGCAGTATCATTGACGAAGCGGATATTATGGTTCATAATGGAAATACATGGGTCGGATTATTGCATGATACTTCGCCATATTACAATATTGATTCCTCACTTGCACCAGATCCTTCTGGACCTTTTGTGCAAGCAACTGAACCTACTGGAGCAGATCGTACTGTTGGATCTGCACTTGTAACGGGCGATATTTGGATTGATACATCTGATATTGAAAATTATCCGACTATATATCGTTACAACAGTGTACTAGGAAAGTTTGTACAGCTCGATTCAACAGATCAAACCACCGAAAATGGTGTTTTATTTGCAGATGCAAGATATAATACCACAGGAGCAAATTCAAGTGAAGCAGGATTAATTGAAAATCTACTAACAAGTGATTATCTAGATCCAGATGCTCCTGATCCTGCTCTTTATCCAAAAGGCATGCTATTGTGGAATTTACGTAGAAGCGGATTTAATGTAAAGCGTTTTGAACGCAACTATATTGATGTTAATGCAGAAAATGTTAGATTTAATAATAACGAAGACATGACTGGTTACTACCCACATCGTTGGGTTACTGAAAGTGCCAACGATGCCGACGGTAAAGGCAGCTTCGGACGTAAAGCACAGCGTAAAGTAGTTGTTCAAAGTCTACAATCATTGGTAAACAGCAACAACGACATTCGAGATACTGAATCAAGACTTTTCAACCTTATATCTTGCCCTGGGTATCCTGAACTGATTGGCGAAATGATCAGTCTAAACAACGATCGAGGTTTAACTGGATTTATTGTAGGAGATACACCATTTAGACTTACTCCAGATGCTACATCATTAAACGAATGGGGATCAAATGCAAATAATGCAGTTGAAGATAGCATTGAAGGTTTAGTAAGTACAGACGAATACCTAGGTGTTTATTATCCATCGGGCTTTACCAGTGATAATGCAGGTAATAACATAGTTGTTCCTCCAAGTCATATGGCTCTAAGAACACTGGCATTGAATGACCAAGTAGCATTTCCATGGTTTGCACCTGCTGGCACAAGACGCGGTAGTGTAACAAATGCAACTGCTACTGGCTATATCGACAACGAAGGTGAATTTGTTAGTGTAGCACTAAATGAAGGACAGCGAGATACTCTTTATCAAAACA